TTCCGAACCAATACATAGCTGCACCGCATCAGACAGGTTGTGAACACTTGATTTTAATCGCTTGAGATTAGGTCCGTAAAACACCTCTACATCATACCTCTTTTCGTATTTCATACATCTATGCTTTCAGTGATTATACCTCCTTTCTTCTTTGCGTACTTTAGTAGCTCAGGGAGCATTAGCATATACATATCCTCATCGCAGAACGTAGCTATGAGTTCAGCGTGCATCCTAGATTCAAAGTATACAGACACCTGTAGTCTTTTTTGTGATGCTTCAAGCATTCCTGTCTCTAGTTCTTTCATTGTATTATGCTTTCAATGAAACTTCCAAACATATCCACCCACTCAGCACCCTCAACAGACTCATCACGAACCTTGTGAGATTGTATTGTTCTGAGCGTAGGAATTGACATCACATTGTCAGACTCTGCGTTATCGCTTCGGTCAATGATGTAGTGAGTTGGGATGTAAAAAGCATCATAATAATCGTGGTCTGCAGTTTCCATCTGCAAATCCAACAGGTAATTTAAATCACACATATCTCTATTGTTTTATTAATTATGTTCAAATATAGTTTAAATAATCTAGTGTACCTAGAGTGTTGATAGTGAATAGGAGCAGACTTCTATCTGCCCCTACATCGCTTACTTACTTACCTTGGCTTGTATGTCCTTTAGAACAGACTTGCAGTACATCACTGCGTTTTCTATGTTATCAAAATGCTCGCTTGATGGTGATGGAATCCTTATGGTAAAGTCTGAACCAAACGATTCTGACATATCCTCATCACTAATAACAGACTCAACACTTTGACCATAGCCATCTTTAGGACAGGTATCCTTATCGCTATACAGGACACCATTTGGATTCTCCATTAAGGAAAACACATTGCGTCTAAAGAAACTAGGATGAGCGACACCGCCTAACCTCTTCTTGTTACTTGGTTCATCAAAGTCTTTAACAGCTAGCAGTATGCCTAGAGCGCTCGCTTTAGAGTCTCTCAAGCAGTTGACTGCACTATATGATGCGGAGACCTTTATTATTGCCTCCTGCTCTAACTCTTCTGTTATCCTAGCTACCACTGCTGCTTGGATGTAGAAATTCATAGAAGACACACCTGCATTAGCAGACCCGCTGAAGACTATGTGTATGCTAGGAGCGCTACCCTTGGGAGCATTCTTAAACCAAGTCTCCTCCTCACCACTAAGTATCGCAGCAACATCGAAATCGTGACCTTCTATGTCCATCTTAACCATAGTGCTAGTTGCCTCAAACGCAGTCTCAAATCCCTCAAAGGCATTCTTCATCTCCTTTGGTTCATATCCCTTCCATATCAACTTCTTTGATGCGTCTAGGTTATTACCAAACTCTCTATCTCCGTGAAACCTCTTGTGAAACGTCTGATTAGATGCTTGCTCGCCACCATCATAGTCTTCTAGTATGTCACAGAACTCTGAAAAGTTCATAGCTAATAGCCAAGCCTTGCCAGAATTTTTCTTGCCTTCCCTAGGCTTACTATCTACCAATTTATGTATCATCATCTCTCTATTTAATATTAATAATCTACAGACTCGTTATAACGACACTCCCTCTAGCAGAGCGCGTTTTTGGTCACCCTTGTAGCTAGATAGTATTGAACGCTCGACTGCCACCTTCAGACTGACACCTCTGCTCACCATCTTATTGACTGCTGCCGTTCTTCTCGGTGTTATAGTCAATCCCATTGCTTTAGCATTTTTACGTATAGCAAACACTGCCGTAGTAGACGGAGTATCACCGAATATTCCGCGCTCTAACTCCTCATCATATCCCCATTCGAAGATGCTATCAAACCTGTCTAATGTAGCTGCGTCTAGTTTATTACGTGATGAGTACTCCTTGTCTGCACCCTTTCCGAATGTATTGGTACACGCTATCACTCTGAAATCCTTGTGCTTGTTTACTACTTCATCGGGAAACACATACTCGTCACCACTAAGCATATTATTCAGACTCACTGCAACATTAGCATTCATCGCATCGAATTCGTCTAGTATAAGCATACCACCATTCTCGTACATCTCACGTATAGCAGTCTTAACATACTTACCCATAGCATCCATATATCCTACACATCTACCTAGCGATATTTCATTGGTAAAAGAGAACACTCTGTAGTTTAAGTTCAATGCCTTAGCCACTTGAATAGAACCATATGTCTTACCACTACCTGCATCACCCTTAAGCATTACATACTCGTCATTAGCTACAGACTCAAGCACCTCAGTGAACAAGTAATGTTGTCTGCCTAGTTTTTTACGCTCCTCTGAATCGGGTAACTTAACCTCTATTAACTTGACCTTGGGGATACGTGCCTTGGTTATCTGCTCATCTACTATTCGTCTGACCTCGTCTGTATCTACACCTGCTTTGCTATTACCTGCAAATACCTCTAATGCTTTAGCTAGGTCATACGCTGCACCTGTTGAAGTAGACTCTACCACCTTGTCCTTCTTTACCTCTGTCTTCATATCCTTTTCTTCTGTTTTCTGTTCGTAAGTAAAAATCCTTTTTGCCATCTGTAGCAATTGTATTCCTTGAAAAGTACTGCCTTCTGTCACCTCTACCACATTGTACTCCGCTTGTCCTTTACCGATGTCATAGGTATGTATAAACCTGTAGAGCACTCCATCCTTAAGACTCCCTATGTGTACGCTGCTAGGCTTGTTCCCATCGGGCATAGGCTTTTGGTTATCTACATTCATCTTGTAGATTGCCTGCTTCATTGATAGCTTACCTACACCTTTTCTCCATCCTCTATTAGAGAACAGAGTCTGCGAGTCTCCTGCCACAGAGAGCGCTTCCCATTGCTCTGAATCGTTGTTGAATGTGAATGACATCCATTGATTTGACGTGAATCGTGCCATAATAATTTGCTTTTAAATTATAGTTAGTTAAGATTGAATGTTGATAGTGAAAAGGGGGCACAGGCCCCCTCTCTATTGGTTAGTCTAGGAATACTAGCTTGTCTGCCTTGACAAACATAGTCTCCCATTCCCATTCCCGATGGTCTATGGTGCACATACCTGCCTCAGGCATCTCCTGCTCTAGGTTATACTCCCATCTCATTTCAAATAGGCTATTGTAGGTGTAACAAAACACTACACCTATTCTACCTGTCTCAATGCAGGCAACTATTCTACCTTGGTAATCTTTGTAGGGGCTTAGTACCATCTTTTCTTGTTTTTAAATTCCTTATACATCTGAATCACCTCCTGTATGATAGAATGAGCACCCAGCGCTGCAGTCATCACCGACAGTATAAATGCTAGTATGAAACTGCCGTCAGACATTGACACACCTAGCAGTCTGTCTATCCATCCGCTTAGAGTTAACCATCCTATGAATAGTGGTGTAAATACTAGCGCTATAGTCATCAGTGCTAGCTTGATTGATTTTAGTAGGTAAGTAGTCTTCATATCTGTTTATTTAAAATATCTAGTAATGTAATCATCGTTCTGTTTCCAAGTAATACTGCTATCAGTAACATCTGTCACCCATCTGCATCCCACCTTGATAAGGCTTATCCCATCATAGCGAGTGACATTGCTGCCGTGCTCTCTCCATTCATCGTCCTGCAGTATGTGCCAATAAAGCGAGTCTGAGAATGTCATTCTTATGGGTATGAACTGCCCCTCATTAAATGTAGTGGTAACACCATTGGCGTTCTCCCATTCTATATAATCCACCTCATACATCCCCGACAGAATTCTCTGTGGTTCCTGTGGTATTGTGGTGCAGCTAATGATTGATAATAAAAATAATACGTATTTCATAATGCAATTATTTAGGTTTAGTTAATTAGTATTCTAGGTTCTGCTCAATTCAATAATCTCCCCTCAACAGCATCTTGATGTCAAAAAGTGTAGTGCTTGCTTGTAATGTCGTAGCCTTGTTAAACGAGGCTGCTTCGATATTCCCTTCTTGATAGTATGCGTTTTGCCTTTGTAACGCTTTAGAGTGGTCCTCATTTAGTATCTGAATTAATCTTTCTACCTGTGCTTTAGTCATTGATTTTGCCTTGATGTCCATTTGATTTGTTTTTAAGATTAAGATTGAAGAGGGACCTAAATCCCTCTCCTCAATTTCGATTCATTAGCCCTTAAGACCTAGTGCACAATGGCAGGTCAGACTATTTATTTATACTGCATACTCACCTCAAATCTCATCAGTTAACCTTGGTGTTGCAGTCAGTCTATGTAGGCGTGAATCCACATTCCCTAGACTATTTCAGTAGCTACCATTGTCAGCGTATTTACATTGCTTAACCTACATCCTTACAGACTTAACAGACTCACCTAAGTGCCAACTGCTAAACCGATGCAGAGCGCAGTGTACTACTGATACTCTTACTACCTCGCCAATAAATAAAGAACGTATCGGATGTGTTGTCGTGTTCGTTTCCGATGGTCAAATATTCAGAAACAAATGACTCACCACCAAACAAATCTATCAACGCTAGTGGTAATAGGGAGTCTAGAGTATGTCCGAGTCTGACTCTTGGCGCAACTGAGGAAAAGGTAGGGGGGATTGTCTCACCACTCTTATGTCTCAATCAATGGAATCCTCGCGTATATATATAATGAGTAGTCTGCCTAGTCAAAAATGACTAAAGTCTAGAAGTTTTGGTGTAACTAACTCAAAATCAAGGGGGTAGGGTTTCAATATGCGTTTGGGTTTTCGATTCTTGGGGACCATATATATATATAATCCCCCTTCCAAACATTTCTAACTAAAATGCGTAATAAGCCCTTGCTTAAAAAATTTACCATTAAAAAAATAACTGTCTATTTTCGCTATCCGTTATTTACAATAAGACTCTGTAATAAATCCAAATACAATCTTATAGTAGAGCACTTAAAGTGATACTTTAACACTTGCATATGTCGTTTTTTTACTGTAACTTTGCCCAGAGCTCAGGCTTGATACTTGGATGGGTGGGTGCTTATTCCCCCACTGGAATATAAGAAGTCCTTAATCATCTTAGATGCTAGGAACTTCCCTGTTATTATCTTAGTTAGTCAAAGAGACTGTATATGGGCTAGTTGTGTATTAAATCCTCATACACTTAAAGTAAAGCTTTAACCCTATGTTAGTCTTAATCTGTCTTATCTTATTTGTTATCTTTGCTTTTGTAACATTCTATCACTTAAGCGATTACAATTATGAATCTATCGAAGAACCTTTCTCTTGCGGAAGTGACGAAATCTGCTACTGCAAAGAGGCGGGGGATTGCAAACGAACCTAGTATAGAGCACCTGGATAATCTTAAGGCATTAGCTGAGAATATATTCCAACCTGTTAGGGAAGAGTTTATGTGTCCTGTATTTGTTAGTTCTGGTTACAGAAGTGAAGCACTCAATGATGCCATTGGAGGAAGTAAGACAAGTCAGCATAGCAAGGGTGAAGCCTTAGACTTAGACGCAGATGTTTATGGTGTTGTAACTAATGCAGACATATATCACTACATTGAAGACAGACTTACATTTGACCAGCTTATATGGGAGTTTGGTACAGGTCTTAATCCTGATTGGGTACACGTGTCCTATAAGAAAGATGGTAAGAATAGAGGGCAGAAACTCAAGGCTGTTAAGATTGATGGCAAGACTAAGTACCTACATATATGAAACTAATAAAGAGAAAAGACGGTACATACTCTAAAAGAGGTTTATGGGATAACATCAGAGCTAATATAGGTTCTGGTAAGAAACCTACTAAAGCAATTCTAAAGGCTGCTAAGAAGATAAAGAATAAAAAGAAATGAGACTCCTAAAGAAGCTACGCGCAAAGCGTAAGGCTAAGAAGTCTACGGCTCAGTATTACGCTGATAACCCAGAGGCACGCAAGAAGAAGAATGCGTATAACACAAAGTACCATAAGACTCCTTCTCGTAGAAAGTATAGGGCAGAGCTAGTAGCTATTAACAGAAAAGCTGGTACATACGGAAATGGCGATGGCAAGGATTACGACCACACAGCAGGAGTGTTTATGAGTGCTAAAAAAAATAGAAAGAAAGCAAATGAAAACAAAGCGTAAGATTTACAAAGAAGGCGGCGAGATAATGAAGGCGCAACGAAAAGAAGTTATGGTTGACGCTCCAAAGGGTTACCACTGGATGACAGAAAAAGGGCGACACTATCTAATGCCTCACTCTGATGATTTTGTAGCACACAAAGGAGCTAGTGTAAAAGCTCCATTTAAAGTTAAGACGGCACATTAATATGTTCCTCGCCCTCTAGCTTGCGGTAGTATCTCTGTATCAGTAGCCTGGCCTTCTGTGTTAGCGCGTACCTAACCCTGTAGTTATACCTTCCCTCATCAAAGATAGCGTCCTCGTAGCTAGTTGGCGCGAGCTTGTCGTAATATTTATATATATATTCTTTATTCTGTAGGGGGTAGACAATTCTTCTACCAAGCTTTGCCTTATTATAGAAGTAAGCCTTTGATGCGTAGTCTAGGGTAAAAAATTCAAGGTCATATATAAATACTATGAAGTTCATCTCAGACTCGGAGATATCATAGGAATTTACCATATCACGCATAGCAAGTCTGTTGTATTTGTTGTAACTTTTACCAATCTTTTCAGGGTCTTTCATTTTAAAGTCCCGAAACATACCCTTTCTTGTGCGCTTCTTCATTTTTATTAAATTTGCATATAATACAAATATACACAAATGGCTACTCTATCAGGTAATAAGATTAAAGACACCTTTACTACTCTACTAAAACTAGAGACTAGCGGTCTTACTTCTTCAGAAAAAATAATTGAAGATGGTGCAGGAGTAGACTCCGCATTAAAACTCTCTACAGACTTTGTCGTAGCTTCAAAGCTAAAGGTTACATCTCCTGTCGCGTCTGCAACTGAGGCTACAGCCTTGGTAATAGATGGTGTAGAGGTAAAAACAAGAGAGCTAGGAACCAATGCTTTTAACAGCACTGCAATACCCTCTCTAAGTAGAGTTATAGGAAGAAGCCCATCTGATTATTCATTAACACCTACACCTACTGCTATTGATTTTGCGGCAGTTAATAATGAAAGCGTTAACAGTTCGTATCAGTTTGGTTCTTTATCAGAAATGAGTATAGGCGGTTCAGACATTGCATTAAACGAGGCTGGTGTATATAGGATTGACGTAGGTCTACAGTACGACGTTACAGGAACAACACCTAGTAATACAACAGATATAACTACTGTTATACAGGTTAACGGTGTAACAATTTCCACAGCAATACGAAGCAAATCAAGTGACGGACTTTCTATGGTGTCTTTCTTTACTTCTAGGTTTCTAAGCGCGAGCGATGTAGTTACGGTATTAACTTCTTTTAATTCAGTTGGAACAGCAATCCTAAAATCAGCAAGTAACGTAGAGGTTTTTAAATTAAGTTAATATAAAATACAAATGACCGAAAGTCAGAAGAATTGCATCAATGAAATACAGAAGATTATGCTATCTGTAAACGAGGTTGTAGAAAAATACGGGCTAATAGAAGAGTTTATAGCCTGCCTTGCCGTAGGTTTTATAGACGTTAACAACTCATATGTTGATGAGGAGGGTGGTGAGAGAGCTAATATGAATCTTTTATCTTCGTTTTCGGTTACAAATGAAGAAGAGCTAGACGACTTATTGTCTTACTGTATGGAATCATACCGTCAAGACATTGAGGATTCTCAGCCAGATACATCTACTATAGATTACTGGATTAACTTATCAAATGAAGACAGTAGCGTTAATTAAATCGCACTCTCTTTAAATAATTAAATTAAGATGATTAGAAAAATTATTATTGGGCGCGACCCAAAAGATGCTATGGCATACTACATAGGTATGCGTGCTGGCACTGGAAAAGTAAGTGCTATCATACGGGATGAAATGTATCTTGCAAAGTATAAGCTACTAAGGTATTTAATATATATTGAAAACGAAGAAGGTACTATGGCTTGGAAGGCTGTTGACAATATGCCTTGTATTGTTGAATACGACCTTAAATTCGATTAGTATGAAGCCACTACATAGTTTCATTGTACAGATTCCGAAGAAATTTAAGGATGAGTTATCTTTTAACGGGGGCACCCTCAAGATTATAACTAAGTTTGATGAATTCGCAAGCCGTGTTAATAACGCAAAGATTATAGGCGTTCCTAATGGAGTAGATGAATCAAACATAGGAAAGACCTTGTATTTTCACCATCACGTTGTAATGGAGCAAAAATATGATATTGGAGAAAATCTTTTTCTTGTCAATTACGACCCAGCTGGAGGGTATGCAAATCACGCTATTTCAATTGAAGATGAAGATGGTAATTTTACTATGCTTGGTGATTGGTGCTTCATTCTACCCCCAGTTGAGAAAGAAGAGGATACAAATAGTTCTATTCTTATTCTTAGCCTCGAAGAGAAACCAGAACTGGAAGGAGAGGTATTCGCACTACCCGCAGATACAGAATGGATTGGAGCAAGCCCTGGTAATGTGGTGGGTTACACAAAAGATTCAGACTACACTATGGAGCTTCAGGATGGCACTAAGGTGTATCGTATGAGGATAACAGAGCTTATGTATGCCAAGGAAGACTAAGTTTTCAACGGTAGAGGCATCCTCTAGGCTTAGAGGTGCTATGGAAATAGCTATCAATAATATGATAGAAGAAATTAAGAAACCGGTTGACAGCGAACTTTCTGGCTCACAGCGCAAAGCTGAGTTACAGTCTATAAAGCAAACTGCTGTTGACGCAAAAGAACTACTCATTGAATACCAAAGACTGGAGACAATGGTTAAAGAATTACAGGAAACAGGAGGAATTGAAGAAGAGCAAGACTACTCAGGAGGATTCGCAGAAAAGTTCTCCAAGTAGTCAGGTATTTATTTATTGGGATTAGTAATACACTAACTCTAGAAATTTAATTAAAATGCAATGGCAGGCCTTAAAGAAATCAAAGGATATGATAACCTTGTTGTCAACATATGTCCCAACGATACGTCTGGTAAAATCGTCAATATCGGCGGGATTGATATTCAGCTTCCCAAAGCTCCCAAAGAAAAAGATATACTCTTTAATGAGAGGGCTACCCATCTGCAAATGTGGGAAAGAATTCCTATGCCAAAAGAGCTGCAAAGGATTCGCTCTATGGATGAGTGGTATGAAATGCCTTCCGCATTCAAGGCTAATTTTTCTCAATATATCGAAGAAGAGTTTAAGCGTAGGCGTAACGGTGTTTGGTTTTACAATAATGGCATCCCTACATACATTACAGGGCGACACTATATGATGCTCCAGTGGAGCAAGCTAGACATAGGATACGGATACTACCTAGAGTTTCAATCAAAGCTGTTTACACATTTTGCTGCTTGTGAGGTAGATAACAGAGCTATAGGTCAAAACTACGTCAAGTGCAGGCGTTCTGGATACACAAACATATCAGCATCTATATTGGTAGATGAAGCTACTCAGGTAAAAGATAAGCTATTAGGCATACAGTCTAAAACAGGTAAAGACGCACAAGAGAATATCTTTATGAAAAAGGTTGTTCCTATGTTTCAGAGCTACCCATTTTTCTTTAAGCCTATACAAGATGGTACAACTAACCCTCGTATGGAGCTGGCTTTTCGTGAACCATCTAAGCGTATCACTAAAAAGAACAAAACCTCTAACAAAGGAGAAGCTCTTAATACTATTATAAATTGGAAGAACACAACCAATAACGCGTATGATGGAGAAAAACTTCATATGCTGTATTTAGATGAGGCGGGAAAATGGGAGAGACCTACAGATATACGAGAGGCTTGGCGTATAGAGAGAACCTGCCTTATTGTTGGACGTAAAATTATCGGAAAGTGTCTTATGGGCTCTACGGTAAATCCTATGGATAAAGGAGGGAATCAATACAAAGAGATATGGAGAGATTCTGACCCTGATGACAGGAATGCTAACGGCAGAACAAAGACCGGACTATACAGACTATTCGTTCCGTCTTACGATGCGTTAGAAGGGTTCTTTGACCAGTATGGAATACCTGTAGTAGAAGACCCTGAAAAGCCTATAATGGGTGTTGATGGAGATTTAATCAATATAGGAGCAAGAACATATCTTAAGAACGAAAGAGATGCATTGAAGGGTGATGCTAGAGAGTTAAACGAGTTTGTTCGTCAGTTTCCCTTTACTATAGATGAAGCTATGAGAGACTCTATAGAAGGCTCTACGTTTAACATAGGAAAGATATACGAACAGGTAGAGTATAATGAAGAGTTGTTTCCAAACCCAATAGTTCAGGGTAACTTTATGTGGAAAGATGGGGTAAAAGACACAGAGGTTATCTTCTCCCCAGATAAACAAGGTAGATGGAGAGTATCCTGGATGCCAAAACCAGAAATGCGGAATAAACACGTATTTCAATACGGAAAAAAACACCCTGCTAATGGACACATAGGTGTAGGCGGGGTAGATAGCTATGATTTGGATTCTACAACAGATAATAGAGGCTCAAAAGGCGCTTGCCATCTTTATAATAAATTTAGTATGGCAGCTCCAGCTAATATGTTCGTTGCTGAGTACGCCTCTCGCCCACCTCTTGCTCGTATCTTCTATGAGGATGTACTACTTGCTGCTACATTTTATGGATATCCACTTCTTATTGAGAATAATAAGTATGGAATTGTAAGATACTTTGAATCAAGAGGTTACGAGGAGTATGTGATGAAAAGACCTGAGCATCTTAAATCTCCAAACGCAGCGTCTAATGTAAAAACCAGAGGAATACCCTCTAACTCCCAGGATGTTATACAAGCACACGCCCACGCCATAGAGGCTTATGTAGAAGAGCACGTCGGTATAAATTCCGAGACTGGAGAAATGGGTAAAATGTATTTTGAAAGAACATTAGAGGACTGGATTGGATATAAAATAGATAACCGTACAAAGTTTGACCTTACTATATCTTCTGGCCTAGCGCTGCTTGCTGCTCAGAAATTCAAGGAAACTAAGAAGAAATCTAACTTTAATGACAAAAAGTTTTTTAGACGTTATAAAGAGGAGATAAGGCGTTGATTGGCAGTCTTTTAATTTAGTATATTTGCAAAGAAGTATTTTGCGAAAGGCTATATGTACAACAAAGACAATAATACAGGTAAGTTTGGCGACTTCCCTGACCCATTTTCCCACTACTCTAAAAAGGCTACTAAGCCCTATGGTTTAAAATACGCTAAGGCGATTGAAAAACAATGGGGTAATTCCGACGATGAACGAAGTTTGTTCAAGCGCAGGATGAAAGATTTTGAGACTAATCGTGACTACGCGAATGGTACTCAGGACACATCTATATACAAACAGATTTTAAACTCTCTAGACCCTAATAACGGGGATGGGACAATGCTAAATCTAGACTGGTCACCAGTACCAATCATACCTAAGTTTGTAAAAATTGTTGTAAATAATATACTCTCTAAGAAGCCTTACCCCAATGTAAAAGCTTCAGACCCATTGTCTCAGTCTGAAAAAGAGCGCAAGCGTGCAAAAAAAATGTACGAAGTTGAGAATCGCGCTTTAATTCAAGAACTTGAACAAGAGGGAGTAGAAACTAAAGTAGACCTTAAAGAAGTTCCAGAGACTGCTGAAGAAGCTGAAATCTTTATGGACACTAATATCAAAACTGCCGCTGAAATAGCCGCACAGATTGGTACTAACATCACTCTTGAGTGGAATGACTTTGACCAAAAGATTTACAGGAGAGCTGTAAACGATTTAGTCACCTGTGGTATGGGTGTTATTAAAAGAAACAATGACCCTAATTATGGAATCACAGAAGAGTATATTGACCCAGCACTTTTCTTCCATAGCTACACAGAAGACCCAACATTCTCCGACCTTATCTATGGCGGACACGTTAAAAAAATTAGCATCTCAGAACTTAAACGTATTGCTCGTGATGAGTTTACAGAAGATGAATACCAAAAAATAGCTCAAGGGGTTAAAAACAAATATCAAAATAAAGCAGACAAACTTTCATATAAATACTACGACGAAACTCTAGACCGCACTAATTTTGGTTATGACGAGTTTATAATAGAGGTTATGGATTTTGAGTTTTTGTCTACCGATACAATGCATTTTGAATCCAAAAGCTCTAAGCACGGTAACAAGAATTTCTACTATAAAGGCTTTGATTACAACGGACCTAAAGAGTCTGTATTTGAGCGTAAGCCTGTATGTATGAATATTCAGACTGTATTTGGTGGTAGCTACATTTTAGGAACAGAGTATATGTATGGTTACGAGCAAAAACGTAACATTCCTAAAAACGCATATGACTTAACAAGAGCAAGACTCTCGTACTCTGTAGTTTCTACTAACTTACGTAGAATGGTTCCTAAGTCTTTAGTGGGTTCTATAATAGGTTTTGCAGACCAGTTACAATTAACACATCTTAAGCTACAGCAAGCGATTGCTAAGGCCAAGCCAGATGGATTGATTGTAGATGTAGAAGGATTGGAAAATGTTCAACTAGGTAAAGGTGGAGAGCTTCAACCATTAGATATACAAGATATTTATGAGCAGACAGGTGTATTCTACTATCGTAGCAAGAATCCAGAAGGTGGATTTCAAAACCCTCCAGTTAGGTCTCTGGATAATAGCATTAGGAACATTAACGAGCTTATTGCTATCTATAATCACAATATGCGTCTTATACGCGATACAACTGGTATAAATGAAGTAATGGATGGTACATCTCCAAAAGGAGAGCAACTAGTAGGGGTTAGACAGCAAGCTATTTCAGCTGGTAACAACGCTATATACGATATCTCTAATGCTGCAATCTACCTATACAGTAAAGTCTGCGAAGACATTGTAAAATGTTTACAGATTCTACCTAAGAAGTCTGCACTGTATTACTCTTATACTCAGGCTATTGGAAAGTCTAATATGGAAGTTCTTTCATCTTTTAGCAATCTACCTATGTACAACTTTGGTGTAAAGGTACAGACTGAAATGGATGATACTGAAAAAGCATATCTAGAACAAAATATTCAGATAGCACTTTCTCAGAAAGAAATTGACCTGGAAGATGCTATGGCTGTCAGACAGCTCAAGGATACTGACCAGGCTGAAAGACTTCTTATAATCAGACGTAAAAAAAGAATGTCTCAACAGCAGTCGATTGCACAGCAGAACTCGCAGATGCAGGCTCAGATGAATCAACAGACTGCTCAAGCTTCTTCTCAGGGGAAAATGATGGAGCTACAGGCTCAGACTCAAGGTAAAATTGCAGAAATTCAAGCTGAAGCTGAGGCCAAGGCACAGTTGTTACAATTAGAGTATCAACTTAAGTCTCAAATAGAAGGAGCTAAGAACGCTGTTGCTATGAATATGAAGCAATCTGATATGAATTTCAGACAAGAGGTGGAAGCTGGAAAAGAAAAAGCCAAAGATGACAGAGTTAAGAAACAAGCTGTAGAGCAGAGCAAGCTGTTGTCTCAGCGCCAGGGCAAGCGAAATGAGCTTCAGAATGACGAAAGCGATATTGTTGATATGATAACTTCTTGATAATCAAATAATAACTATATTTACAGAGTGTTTGACACTTGAATATTAAACCTTAAAAATTACACATAATGGGATTTGAAAACGTAAACGCAACCCCAAATTTCCAGCGCCAAGTTCTTGGACAAAAGGGATTTAGAAAATTAACAACAGGAGGTTC